ATGACTAAGAAAAAAGCCCACAAACCTGGATCAGCCACCATTGCGCTGAATAAACGCGCCCGTCACGAATACTTTATCGAAGATGAATACGAGGCTGGTCTCGCCCTGCAGGGCTGGGAAGTCAAATCCCTGCGTGCAGGCAAAGCCAACATCGGCGATAGCTATGTCATCCTGAAGGATGGCGAAGCCTTCCTGTTCGGCGCCAACTTTACGCCCATGGCCGTGGCTTCCACCCACTATGTCTGCGACCCGACGCGCACCCGTAAGCTGCTGCTCAACCAGCGTGAGCTGGACACGCTGTACGGCCGCATTAACCGCGAAGGTTACACCGTCGTCGCCCTGTCGCTGTACTGGAAGAACGCCTGGTGCAAAGTGAAAATCGGCGTCGCCAAAGGTAAGAAACAGCACGACAAGCGTACCGACCTGAAAGATCGTGAATGGGCGCTGGACAAGGCGCGTATTATGAAGCACGCCGGACGTTAATTTCCCCTCCCCGAAGGCCAGCTCTCGCTGGCCCTTACGCTATATCCTTGTTGATGCTGATTTTTCGTCCACCCTGCTGAAATAATCCTGCGTGATGGGGCTGGTAACGACATTCACAAATCTGTTATACTTGACCTACACATTGGGGCTGATTCTGGATTCGACGGGATTTGCGAAACCCAAGGTGCATGCCGAGGGGCGGTTGGCCTCGTAAAAAGCCGCAAAAAATAGTCGCAAACGACGAAAACTACGCTTTAGCAGCTTAATAACCTGCTCTGAGCCCTCTCTCCCTAGCTTCCGCTCTTAAGACGGGGATCAAAGAGAGGTCAAACCCAAAAGAGATCGCGTGGATGCCCTGCCTGGGGTTGAAGCGTTAAATCTAATCAGGCTAGTTTGTTAGTGGCGTGTCTGTCCGCAGCTGGCAAGCGAATGTAAAGACTGACTAAGCATGTAGTGCCGAGGATGTAGGAATTTCGGACGCGGGTTCAACTCCCGCCAGCTCCACCAAATAAAACAAGGGGTTACGTGAAAGCGTGACCCCTTTTTTTTGGATTGTGGCGGCAAAATGGCGGCAGACATTTATCAATGCAAAGGACTACCGATATGAAAAAATCTCTTTTGATGCTGATACTTTTGACCTCATGCAACGCTTTCGCCGACAAAATCCCGAACTCTATTGAGAATCTAATTGCTGTGTTCGACACCAGGACGCATAGCCTAGAAAGCGGCGTACTCTCGATCAAATACAGCAAACAGAAATTGCACATTGATGCGGCTGATGCAATGTTTGAAGGCATTTGCACTGACCTATCAATGCATAAGTGGAAACCCGAAACAATTAAGAAGATTAGGCTACTCAACGTCTCACTTGATCAAGGTTTTGAGATAGATGCCGGCGGTGCTGAATGTAAAAAAACGGGTAAGATGACTTTTGATGAAGCGCGGGCTTACAGGCAAGGCTTTATCAAACCTATTCCGTAAACCCTCTTTGATTTGTAGGTTAAAAGCTCAAAAATTCATATGCCCCTGCCCGCTTGTTGCCGGATGTGGCGGGGCATTATCAATTACACCTGGCGTCATGATGAACCTCACGACGGTTTCGTGAGTAATAAATGTAGTACCGCAATTAATATTCTGGCACTGGCAATACCGCTCTTTTGTCTGGTCTGTTACTCGAAAGCTACTTCGTGTATGCGCCGCATGTCCGCATTTTGGGCAATTCATCATTTCCGTTTCTCCGCCGCCGCCTCTGAAGTCGCGTTAATAATACACAACATCAATATTGAGAGCCAACTATTCAATATTGAGATCATCTATTTTCACTTCCAGTTCGATGCTGGTCGTAAATCCACTATCCGGGTTGACCGTGTGCGTTAACGTGGTGATGGTCCAGCTGGCATCATCAATGGGTTGTTTAAAGCCGGTGACCTTCACGGGCATTTCCGTATAGAGATCTGCGCGGCCTTCTGCCAGCTGCAGGGAAAATGACGCCACACCGCGCTGCAGCCGCTCCCAGTTCATTTTTGCTGCACGCTCCGCATTACTGCGGTTCGCATAGGTCCGGTTCAGAACCAGCACGTTCTCATCCGTCCCGATCAGGTAATCCCCCTGCTTTGCTTCTGGCTCTTTTGGTTTTGTCGTTTTCCGGCGACGCTTCACTTTGGTGGTTTCTTTTTTCTCCGGTTCGCGCGTATGCAACCAGTGAGCAATCACCCCGGTATACGCTCCCCTGTCCGCCATGCTGAAGCGGTGACTGTCACCGTCCCGGCGGGTAATAGTGATGACCGGCAGCGCTTTACCGCTGGCTGTTCTCCCCTGCCCCTGCCGGATAAACAGCAGGTTACTATCCTTCACCGATGCAATCGCGCCGTACTGACGCGCCAGCTTCATCAAAAAGCTGGCGTCGCTTTCGTTGGTCTGGTCCAGGTGATCCAGCGCCTGCTCCGCGACATCTTTACCGATGGCAACCTTCAGGCTGTGCCGCGCGGCAATCTCCTTCACCACCTCGCCCACCGTCGTTTTATGCCACGACTTTTCACGCCGTACATTCAGCGTTTCCCTGAAGTCTGCGCTACGGGCACGGATTGTCAGTCGGTCCGGGCTGCCGCTATGCTCGATCTCATCAACGGTAAACTTCCCTTTTGAAAACAGCGGCTCGCCTTTCCATCCCAGCGCCAGAGAAATCACCGCGCCCCGACGCGGCATAATTACCAGGCCGTCCGCGTCGTCCAGCTCCAGATCGAGCTGGTCGGCTTCAAATCCGCGGTTGTCGGTCAACGTCATACTCAGCAGGCGCTTATCCAGTGTCTGCGTGGCATCCTTACCTGCAATCACGATGCGAAAGGCCGGGGTCTTGCTGAGGTTGAGTAAATCAGTCATCTCGCTCACTGCAGCAACCCTCCTACCGTGGTTTTGATATTCCCTACCGCTGCCGCTGCGGAATCCTGCAGGCTGCTAAGCTGGTCACTCAGGCTGCCGAACATTTCGGACAGCGACTCATCAACACGCTTTAGCCCCAGCGAAAACTCTATTTTTCTCGCTTCACCGCTGGCGAAAAATTCCGTTTTTGTCTGGCTCAGATTTTCAATCACGTACATACCGTAGATGGTCCCGCCCCCCTCGATCAGCGGCCAGGCCTTCCCCTGCTCCGCCATCAGCTCCAGCGCCAGCAGCGACAACCGGCCTCCGGTCACTTCCGGCATGAGGACGCCGGATAGCGTGAGCTGATCATTATCTGGCCCCAGAAACTGCGTTGTCGGACGGCGATTAACGCGGTTGTTGGTGACGTGCCGCCAGTTCCGCTGATACTGCAGTTGCTGATAGGGCACCGTGCGCAGCTGAAACACAAACAAACCCAGAACCATCATCATGAATCATACCCCCCTTGATCGCTGAAGTTGCTGCGTGCCTTCGCCATTAAACGCCGCTCATGCTCCGCAAACATTCGCGCAACCTCTTTCGCAATATCCTGCGAACTTTGCCCCGGTAATGCCTGGATAATAAATTGCGGCTTCGATTCGATATGAATGATCGGCTGCCCCCCTGCCGGCTTCTCAGCTGCAGGCCGATAGGATGTTGCCGGCAGGCTCATTGGATGAAGTGGCGCAGCCTCTGCCGGAATCGCTCCCCCCATCATCCCGGCGACAACGGACGCCAGCGCCGCCGTCCTTCGGCGGCTGGTCACATAGGCCGGGCCGTTAATCAGTTCCGGGCCATTCTCGCCAGCAATGCCCACCTGCCCGCGTGGAATATATCCACCGCTGTCATACATACCCGCAAAGAATCCGCCTGCTCCTTTCTGCTGAAGTGCACCTGGCGATTTGTCGCCGCCGGTCATCCAGTCCGGCAGGTAGCTTTTCACCGATGCCAGCTTGCTCTTGAGCATCTCCCACTTCTCATTGATACCGCTCAGGATGCCGTCAATGATCGCACCGCCCACCGCTTTAAACTTCGCGGGCAGCGCGGCAACATCACTTAGAATTTCATCCCATTTGCTGCTAATAGTCCGTTTAATTACAGTCCATACCCTGGATACCCCTGACGAAATGGCGTCCCACATTGCGGTGAATTTTGGCCCCAGCGTTTCCCAGTTCTGCCAGATATAAATGGCTCCCATCGCAATCAGGCCGACTATCGCCAGGATGGGGTTAGCCATCATCAACCTGCCCAGCCACAGGATCGCCTGGCCTGCACCGCCGATGACTTGCTTAATCAGACCAAAAGCGGAGGCAAACTTAATTCCCAGAACCCCAGCGCTCACACGTACTATCGCCATTGGCCCCAGAATAGATGCCAGCGCCAGCGACAACACGCCCGCTGCGGTAGCTACCACGGCAAACACCGCCGCAATCTTAAACAGCGCCGCCGTCAATTGCGGATGCCGCTTAACAAAACCATCCAGCGCGGACGCCAGATTTCCCAGCCAGTCCGCAATATTTTTCAGTACCGGCGCGACGGTTTCACCGATGCTCGCCATGGCGTTGGTAAAGGAGCCGCCAGCGGCTTCCCATTTGTTGCCCAGGGTATTAAGGGATGCCTCGACGCGCTCGCGCAGGGTTGCCTGATTATCCAGTTTGGCGGCTGTTTCACGATACCCCGCAATCCCTTTGGTGATCATGATGTTCAGCGCCTGCAGGGTTTCTGCATCATCACCAAAAAGAGCCGCTTTGACAGCCTGTTTTTTTCCATCGTCAGTGATTTTATTCAGCTTATCCAGTTGCTTATACAGGTTTTCCAGCCCCGCAAACTGGCCTTTACTGTTCTGAAAACTTAGCTTTATCCCCGTTCCAGCCAGCTCATCATTTGCCTTACTGATTTTTTTATTGTTCAGCGTGGCCTGGAAAATCTTGCGATAGGCGTTACCTGCAGACTCTCCCGCCATTGAAGCCTGATCAGCCATAACCAGCAGCGGCGCGAATGTTTTTGCGGCATCCAGGCCTTGCTGCTTGATAATGTCCATCGCGGCGCTGATTTTTGAAAAACCCTGCAGCATATTGCCAGGGTCAACGCCCGCGTAATAACCCCGCTGGATCACGTCCATCAGGCTCATCATGTCTTTTTCGGTGGTCTGCGTGGCGTCCTGCAGTTTTGCGGCGAACTCTGCGGCATCCGTCGGTGCCATCTGCAGCTGCACGCCGAGATACGCCGCCGACTCACCCAGCCCGCCCAGAATGACCTGCGCAGACATACCCTGACGGCGTAACATGGTCATCATGTTTTGAAAGTCTGCCGTGGTGCCTGGCAGCCGATCACCCAGTGCTATCGCCAGCTTGTTCAGCTTCAGGAACTCCGGCGCAACCTTGCCGCCCGGCCCCATCATGGAGCCTGCCAGCTGGTTAGCCGCGTTCTCTGATTCCGAATAGGCGCGAATGGGGGCCAGCAGCGTCGCGCCCGTTGTCACCCCGGCGGCCATCATCCCGGCCCCGTTCCCCGCGAGGCTGTTACGCACGTCGCGCATCTTGTCAGCTTTCGCCCTGACCGCATTCAGCTTGCGCTGGCGCTCGCCCACGTCCCACAAGCGTCGCTCCTGTTCTGCCAGCTGCTTGTTATAGCGATCCGTTTCGCGGGTAATGCGGGCTGTTTCACGGGCACCGCCTCCCGCAGAGATGCCGAGGCGGTACAGCTCTGCCCTGGCCGCCGCCATCTGCCGCGTTTCCTGCCCCTGCTTTTGCTCCAGACGTGACACGGCCCGCCATTGCGTTTCAAGCGCCGCCGTCTGCTTTTTCGTGGGGGATTCAAGGGCTGACATTTCGCGGGTCATCATCTGGGCACGCAGCCGCGCCTGGTCCAGTTCGTTACTGGTCCGGCTCAGGCTCTGTGACAGCTGATCGAATGATTTTAACTGGCCCCCTGCATCGTTCAGCCTCTTAAGCTGTTCGCGGGTCTGCCGGACAGCGGAGGCCAGCTCCTTAGAACCAGCCTGCGCAACTTTTAAAGGGCGGGTGAGCTTATCAACCGCATTCAGAACCACCTGCAGACGCAGGTTTTTATCACTCATCGCTGGCCCCGCTTCGCATTATCGCTCTGTGCCGCCACTCCAGCACTTCTGTAAGCGGCATAACGTCAGTGACGGACGGCGGCCAGTGAAAGATCGTGGCGATATCCGCCACCAGGTCATCTACCGTCAGGCTGTCGGCAAATCGGCAAACGCCGACTTCGGCAACAAAAAAAGGACCACCTCGATCGACATCGCGGCCAGGTCTGCCGGGTCGAGGTCCGCCATTTCCTGCGGGGTCAGCGTCGGCGTGGAGATACGGGGGATCACGGTCATCATTGAGGCCACGTCCATCTCCATCACCGCCTGCAGCCGCGTACCGCGCAGTGCGCCGGATTGCGGTTTACGCAGCACAATTTCCGTAATCGTGGCATCACCACGCGTGATAGGGCTATCCAGCTTCACCGTTGCTACTGTTTTCTCACTCATGCTCTTTTCCTGTTATGGGGTGGCTGGCGCGGCATCCCGCGCCAGTGCTGCATTAAAGGCCGATGGCGTTGCGGTGCTCTTCCATCAGGTCAACGCCATCAACAATTTCAATCATGTTGATCACATCGACCTCGTACAGCACCTCGCCGTTAATGGTCAGCTTCGCATAGCTGTTAACGCTGCTGACTTTGGTGGTATTGCTCTCGCCGGTTTTCCACTCGCCGGAATCCACCTCTTTGTGGCGTCCGCGTACAACCAGCTCAACGGCCTGCACCTCGCCGGTGTCATCGCGCTGGATAGAGCCGGTGAAGCGCATCTGCACCCCGTCCACCGTGGCCTTGCCCATCTGTTTAAACAGCAGTGCCTCAGTGCCGCCGATGGTCATTTCCGTGTCCAGTGCGCCATCATCCAGCCCCAGATCGATACCGACTGAACCGGGCATGCCGCCCCCGCGATAGTTCTCAAGCTTGCGGGAAAATTTCGGCAGGGTGACGGATTCAGCAATGCCCATCCAGCTGTTACCGGCGTTGAAGATGTTCAGGTGTTTTAGTTTGCGTGGTAAGGCCATGGGTCCCCCTTATGCGCTTACGCGGGTGGTGAAATCCACCAGGTAACGGTCAGTGATGCGCTGGCGCAGCATCAGGTTTTCCAGCGGCGGCACTGGCGTATAGTCGTAGTCGATCCAGAGCTTCCCGGCTTTCAGGCTGTCTTTGTCGTTAACGCTGTCATCAATCCAGCAATCACCGCCGATGAGGTAGCCCTGATTCACCAGGCTGCGCATTTTGGCGCGGATACCTTCGATAATATCGCGGGCCAGCGACGGGTTAAGCGGCATATCCACCGCCCACATATGGCCCTCTGCCATGGTGTCAGCCAGTACCTGCGCGGTGCGGGTGTAGTTTTCAAACTGGAACAGCGGATCATCACTGAGGCAGCGGGAACCCCAGAAGCGGAAACCATCCTTCCTGATCAAGGTGGTGACGTCGTTCTGGTTCAGCAGTCCGGCATCAGTTGCCGGGTCCTGCAGATCCCAGAACACATCCGCAGACAAGCCGGTTACGCCGTTGACGCCCACGTTAGACAGGGTTTTGTGCCAGCCGGTTTGCTCGTCGATTTTAGCGCGCAAGCCAAGGGCGCGGGCGGTAGCGTAGGCGGTCGCATCCGCCTGCAGCACCGTGTCAAAGTTTATGAAGTCAGGCCAGATAATCATTCCTTCACGCTGGCTGAAGTTGTCGCGGTAAGTGATCGCCTCTGCCACGGTTTTACAGCCGTAAGCTGACATATACGCAAAGGCCCGCAGGCTCTGCGCCACGCTCAGCAGCTCAGTGGATACGGCCTGCGTATCATGCCCCGGCACGCCGAGAATGCGCGGTTTCACGCCCAGCTGCGACTGCGCGGAAAGTAGCGCCTTCATGCCGGTTTTCTTACCGTCGGCAGTCACGCCGCCGATAATATTTGAGGTGGTTTCCGCTTCGGTTTCGCCCTGGGCAACGCGCACCACTACGGTGACGGGTTTTGCCTGGTCTGCGATCGCGTCCAGTGAGCGGGCCAGCGTACCGGACTCGCCCGCTTTACCGCTGGCGGTCAGTACATCGGTAAGCAGTACAGGCTTATTGAGCGGGAACATGGAGGCATCGGCATCATCGCCGGTGCACACCATGCCCACAATCGCCGTGCTCACCGTCGTGATAGAGCGGGTGCCGTCGTTAACTTCTACAACGCGCACGCCGTGGTGGTAGTCTTGCGCCATGGAATGAATCTCCTGTTTAGGGGTTCACCCATGGTAGGGAAATCACTCACCGCAAGCCGTTGATGCCCGTTGTACCGTGGTTGATACAACCGCAGGCAGAAAAAAAGCCCCGTTACGGGGCTGATTTTGTCATAGTTCGCCTGGCGATTCAGGCAACGCGGCTCCAGCACATCAGCAGGGTGTGAGCTTCCACCACGCTGAACGATTTACCCTCGCCGAGGTTGTCAGTTTTGCCGCTGGTCGTGTGTTTGTGCGGCGGTACTGTGACTTCGTGGTCGTGCTCTCCGGCATCATCCGTCACACCCGGCTCTTTCGGGTTAAAGAGCTGCCGCACATCCCCGCCGATTTCCCACGGGTCATTTTTACCGGCCACACCACCATGATGGTGAATACCACCGCGCGTGGTCGTCAGCTTCTGCTCAGGCTGCTCGCTGGTTTCCCCGCTTACATCAATCTGCACGGCGGGAAGATTCGCCCGCTGAAGGGTGACCGTATCGCTGCCACCGGTGGCGCCGACGTTCGAACCGTCCGCTTTTGCCACCCGGAGGGTTCTGTTCTCACCGGTATACGTCCACGTTGACCACGGGTAGCGCTCATTCGGATCAACATGCTGGCTGTAAAACCGGACCGTGCCGACGGGGTTTTCCGCTTCCCAGAAATCACGAATGGCGGTGCTGACCGCTGAGGTGATGGCCTCCCTTGTCTCATTCTCCAGCGTGGAAACAATGTCATCGGCATAATCTTTGGCGTTGTTCCCCGCCCGGCGGACCTCTTCCACCGTCGCCAGGATGACTGACGGGTCCGCAATCATCTGCACATCGGCGGTCTGACTCACCATCAGCCAGATATTAATCACCTGGAAACGTCCCGACCCTTCCGCCAGAAGCGGCTTGTAGGATTCGGGCAGGTTCGCCACCGCCAGGCAGATGCCGGTCTCGTCAAAGAGTGCGGCCTCGCGTATCCAGAAGCCCCCGGCCTGTGGCGGCATTATCATTTCGGCGCGGATAACATTTGCCGCCTGGTCGGCGATGACCAGCCGGTTTAATGGTGCGCGGTACTGCTCGTTAATCAGGGCGGTCTGGTCCGGGGACGGCACCGGCAGGACGCCGCCCCCGTCGCCGACAGCCATGTGAGTGATACCCAGGGGGATACCCTTCACCGCCGCAGCGGCCAGGCGTTCAGCCCCCTGCGCGGTCAGTATGGCGCTGAATTTTTTACTCATAAGGCAGTCCGTAATAGCGGGCTTCCCCGCCGGAGCGGGGCAGCCTCGTGATTAACTCAGGGGCGCGTAATACACCGGGCGCAGACCCATCTCGGAATTCAGCACCTCGATATTGTTGGCAAAGCCAAACTGGAAAATATCGTTCTTACCGCGCACCGGATGCATGCAGCTTGTCGCGCCCGCGTTGTAGTTGACCGTGGACCCCGCCGGGACAATCGCCTTACCGGTCAGGGACGGCCATACGCCATACAGCTCCAGAAGATTCTTTACCGCTTCCGGCAGCGTGTTCTGCGGCTGAACGAAGGTCCCGCCCCAGGCCGGGTGATAAAACTCGTTGTCAGCCAGCCCGGTGGTTTTTGTCACCGCCCGCACGCTGTTGGGGGTGGTGGCCACATAGTCCGCCGTGGTGGTGTTCCCGGTGTGCGTCGGGGTGATAAAGGCCCCGGTCACCGCATGGATAGCGTACCAGCCCGGCACATCAGCGCCGTGCGCACTGAATACAGCGGAGGCGGCGAGCGCGGCCTCATTGCCGGTCCCGTAGAGCTGGATTTCGCCACCCACCACACGCGCGCCGTAGGTACGCTCCCAGACGTTTCCGGCAAGGTCGCTGATGCCGTTGTATTTTTTGTCCTGGCGATAAGAGACCGGACCGGAGCCGGTATAAATGCGCGGAGACTGCGAGGACAAATCGCCCGCCTCTTTGCCGTCGATACGGCGTCCGGTCTGGGTCGCATCCAGCGCGGACTTGCCGTACACATCGGCCCCCAGGGGACTGTACCGGCTTTTCACGGCCATCGCCTGCATCAGCGCCCACTCGACCGACGTCATGCCGTGCCAGGTGCTACCCATCGCTTTCAGTAACGGGAAAAGGGTGGCGCTGGTTGCGTTACAGGCATTCGCATCCACGTTGGGCAGACTCAGGACCTCGCCGTTCAGCACGCATCCCTGATAGGTTCCGACATACAGATACGGGATTTCCCTGTCGCCCTGCTTAAAGGCCGGATGTACGCCGGAAATCCCCAGCGCCGGGTTCATGCTTTCGATACTCACCTTCGGGATAATATTCACAAAGGTCGGCTGTCCCTTCGGGGTATACAGCACCGTCTGTTTTCCGCCCGAAGCCGCCTCAACGGAGGCCCGCAGCGCATCTTTGACTAAAATCGTGGTCATGGTGGGTCCTTACTGTTGGTAGCTGAAAAAAGTGTCCAGGTATGCAATACGCTGTCGGGTCCAGTCCATCATCTGGTCCAGACTGGTGATGCTCAGGGAGGGCACATTCGGCCATTTTTCATATTCAGCCTGCATCAGTTCCGGGGTGTAGCGTCCCAGCAGGTCTCGGGCCAGCTCCAGCACGCCGCACTGTGAAAACAGACCGTTATCCCGCAGTTCCGCATAGCGGGCATTCATTTCCGCCTGGAAGGTGGTACGGACTTTCTTCCAGAAGGTGCGGTTGACCTGCATGGCGAGGCCGTTATCAAACAGATTCAGGTCTGGCGGATAGGCAATGGACGTCCCGGCGTAATGCAGACCAAAGGTGGTATCCAGGTCATAGGGCATGAAAAACCATTTCGTGCCGTCCCAGGTGATAAACGTGGTGTTCTTCTGCACGCAGTCCGGGGCGCAGATAAAGCTGAGGAAGACGTAGAAATCCACCACGTTGTTTTTATCCAGATGCGTACCGGCGGCGGCGGTAAACGCGTCCTGCGCGGACTGCGCGAAGTCCCGCCAGCGGTCGAGGCAGGCAGCCGTTTCCGCCGTGGGTTTCGAAGGTGAGTCCATCACCCAGGTGCCGTTATCCGTGAGCGCCGGGATGTTAATCGCCCCGTCCCAGATAATCATGATTTGCTCCGGGCTGTTTTTGGCGATGTTGTAATCCTTGCGCGACGAGTTGTAGAGAAAATCCCCTATCCCGTAAAACTCACCGTTGATATACAGCACGCAGGCGTACCCCTTCGGGCAGCCGATGGCGCCGGTATCAATGGCGCTGGCCCCCAGCTTCCCCACGTAGCTGTTATCAATATCCCGGCGCGGCCAGCCGCTGCGGGTCGCCATCACCTTCTGCCACAGGTTGTAGCAGAGCACATTGCGCAGGTGGGTCGAGTCAATCCAGTTCGCCTTGAAAATCCATTTATCCTTCGGCACCACATCCCCGATTTTCAGGCTGACATTTTCGGTATGCGCCGCGTCGGCAAACAGCTCGAATTTCATGTTCTTTTTCGGGTACCCCGCTGACGACGCCCCCTGAACCTTGAAGGACACGTATGCCGTGAACATCTCCCCGTCGACGTCCACCTTTAAGGTGCCGTTAACCGGGTTGTCCTTGCTGGTCGGTGCGCCGCTGTCGGAGGTCACGTCCAGGCGAATCAGACCGCGCGGCTCACCAAAGGCAAACACGCCCGGATATTTCGCCTGCGCCTCCCGGTTTCCCGTGCCACTGCCTGCCGCTGAGGGGTCGAAGCCGTCGAGCGGGAGAAGCTGACGGGCCAGCACCTGGAAGGCATAGAGGTTACTCAGCTGATGACTTTCCACCTCCTCGGGGGTGGCCTCCACCAGAGCCAGCGCCCGCATACCGGACTGAAACGCCAGCATCAGCGCCTGAATCTGGTCTGACTGGCTTTTTTGTGAAGCGGCCATGCTGGTCACCTGCGCGGCCATCTCATCAAGACCGAGCTGCATCAGGGCGGCCGTCAGCGACTGGAGACCGGACTGCAACGCGGTCAGGCCATCCAGCGCTGAGCCGGTGTCCTGCTCCAGCTGCTGGCGCAGGGACGTAATCGCCTGCTGACTTGCCAGTGCATTCAGCCGGTTCGCCTGGCCGTTGCGCTTCTGGTAATAGATAAAGGCCAGCAGTTGCCCCTCGCTGTCAGGCACCACCACGCGAAAGAGTTTCCCCTCCGGCGTACCGGCAAGCCCCGCAAGGGTGCCGTCCGGGTCATCCGGGGTCATGAAGAAGGTGTAATCCCGGTAGTCCTGCAGCGACTCAACGGCGGTTTTTAAATAGCGGGTACGGTTCGCCAGCTGCCGGGCCTGTTTGTTTGACGGACCATAAATGCCGCCCTCCACCCGGTCTTCGCGCGCCAGCAGGTAAACCTCATCTTCCCATTTTGTCTGTTCGTTAATTGCACTCATGTTATTCTCCTGCGTAAACGCCACGGCCATCGTGAAAAGTGCGCCCGTCATAGCGATGTGAGTCTTCTCCCCGCTGGTTTTCGGTATAGGTGACCGACCCGGAATGGAACCCGCCGCCGTCATAACGGGCGGCCTCATCCGGCGTATATTCCGGCGGATACACGCTGATGACCTCCCCGCTGCACGATGCGGCACCGGTATACACCGGACCGGTGGTCCCCGCTGACAGTGACAGGCGGGCAATGTGGCGGCTGACCGGCCGCGCATCGCCAATAATCCGCTCCAGCTCCTTAATCATCGTCTCGGTAATACCGATATCATTCAGGTCAATCTCAAGGCGGAATGTCCCGGCGGGGTCGGCCACCTCCCACCATTCCTGAAGCGTCATGCTGTAGCCGAGGTTTTCAATCACCCGGCGAACCGCCGCCACCGTCCCCTTGCGTTGGTGGATCCAGAACGCATCGCTGACCGCCTGGCGCTTATCCCTCTCTGACCAGGTTTCCTCCCAGCGGTCGACGGAAAACGCCCACGCCAGATACGGCAGGAATTTCACCGGGCATTTCCACGGGTTCCAGAGGTCACGCAGTGGCACGCTTAAATCACTGATACCTGAACAGGCCTGCACCAGCCTGCGCTCCAGTGATGACGATCCCGGCGGTAACAGGCTATTCATCAGAGCCACCAATTTCTGCTTTAAAATCGGTGCAATAGGACGCCTGCGTTTTATCTATCACCATGTCAGCCAGGGGCTGCATCAGCTCAACCCGCTGCACGCCCTGAACATGCAGAGCGGCATAAATCGCAGACAGCCGCACATCACGCCCCAGGCGGCGCTGCTCATTGATGTATGCAGTGCCCTGCTCTTTCGCGGCAGCGAGGATGGGTTCCTTTGCCGGGCCGGGATAGACATACAGAACCGCATCGATTTCATAGCGGACAATCTCAGCAGAGCGGACGCTCACCCGGTCCGCTACAGGCCGCACGGCCTCATCATTCAGTGCAACACCAACTACCTGCAGCAAGTCATCCGGCGCAGTGCCATCACCGTCGCGGGCCAGAATAGTCACCACGACTTCCGCCGGTGCCGGGCTGAATGCTGATGCATCTGCCACACGGCCATCGGCGCTCAGCGCGTGAAATTCATACGCGCCAACCGGCCCGGCAACGCTCATCCCCTCAAAGGCCGCCGGGATGCGCTGCCGATAATCCGCGTCCGATTCCATTTCCGCCTCAGTGGGTGGCGTGGTGGTATCGTCTGCGGGGGTGATCACCCGGCGCTGCACGTTATTGTTAGCGCCTAAATTATCCAGGTCATCACTGCCGGAATAAGCCACCATGACAGCCCGTGCCGCCTCGTTAATCCGCTGGCGCAGCAGCAGCTCCCGGTACACGTTTTCCTGCAGCGTTTTTACAATCGGCTCTGACTCAAGCGTTAAAGTACGGGCCACGGCTTCCTGCTCTTCTGCCGGATAGAGCGCGACAAACTCCGCTTTACGCTCTGTCAACAGGGTTTCAAAATCTGGCTCATCAACGATTTGCGGTGGCGGCAGCTGGGAAAGGTCAATAACGGCCATTGTCTGCTCCTGTCGATACGGAAAGGGACACAGGCACACCGTCATTACGCTGGCCTGCCAGCTCAATCACCATTGAGCCTTCCATGTTGCTGCTGTTAATCGTGATGGTGTCGAGCTGCAACCGCGGCTCCCAGCGCAGCAACGCGACGTACACCGCAGACATGATCTGCAGGCGCAGCGCCCGATTTTGTGGCTGGTCAATCAGCGCAGACAGCAGGGAGCCATACTCCCGACGGGCAAGGCGGCTACCCTGCGGCGTCAGCAAAATGTCCCGCACGGACTGGCGCAGGTGATCCGTTTCCGTAATGGCCTTGCCGGTATCGCGGTTCATCCCGATATAGAGCGTCAAATTGGACCTCCCGTTGTTCCGCCGCTGTCGCCAGGGTGTTTATGCTTATCGGCAACGATACCGTTTGAGGTCATTTCCCCGCCGTCATGGGTCACATCGCCATTAATGATCACGTTGCTGTTAATACGGGTCGTGTCGGCCTCGATCACAAGCTCCCCTGTTTTGCAGGAAACCAGCTGTGACGACTCAATCAGCACGGCTTTAACGCCCCGGATAATCCAGTGCCCGGTGGCAGGGTCGTATTCGAACCAGCCGCCATCCTCGTATTCGGTCACGTCCGCGCTTTCAGAGTCTGACGGCGGCGGGCAGGCGTTGGAGTAAATGGCCGGAAGCGCAAAAGCCGTCTCCAGATTGCCGCCCAGGCTGAACAGCACCACCTGCTCCCCCGGCGACGGACACCACCAGGTGCGGGATTTACCGGCGCGGTAGGTCAGCCAGTTAATCCAGTTGGTTTCGAGGTCGCCAGTTTTCACCCGGCAAAGCCAGCCGTCCCGGTCCACCTCGGTCACAATGCCGGTGCGGATCAGATTGGTGATAAGGCGCATGATTTCGGTTAATTGAGCATTCATGTAGACGATACTTACATAAACATTTATCTTGGGGCATAGGAGATGAAGTGTATGATTAACGATACAATGACAAATTTTTATGTAAGGACTAGAAATGACTCCTTTTGGAATTTATGGGTATATTTTCACTAAAGAAATGACATTTGATTTAGGAATATTAACTCCTCGCTTCAACAATCTTCACGAGATCAAGAAAGAAAAATGCAACGGAGAGTCTTATATACTTACAGGTTTTTTCACTCCTAACTCAAGCGCAAATAAAAATCTCTCTCAAGCTCTCTTTGATCTTTCAGCAATTCTAAGCTTTATTGAACAAAAAAATGTAATCATAGCCCATTCACTCAAAGAGAATGAAAGCCCTTTAACATTCGGTGATGACTTCCCCATAACTTTAGATATAAAAAGGAAACGTGGCCCAGGACAAATAATAATGGAAGACTGTTTCTCTAAAGATGGAAGGTCAGCATTCATTAAGCTTGCCATTAACAAACTCAGTGAAAACAATAAGACCAATCAAAACCCATTTAGAACAGCCTTCTTCAAATCTATGCTTTCTTTTAGAGAGAATATAAGCTATGTAGATGTAAACTATTACCTATCGTTCTCTGCACTTGAATCCCTATGTAGATATATACAAAATGATTATGCACCTTCCAGAGCTCCGCAAATAATTACAACGACTCTACAAAACTATGGTTTCAATGTATCAAAAAAAGATAACGCTGTACCACAAAGAAACATCATGCACTATTGCGCACTTCGCAACGCATTGTTTCACAAAGGCGATTACATTGCGCTCGTCGAATATAACAATCCTGACAGCATTATATATTTGAAGGATTACTCATCCTGTATTAGCCTACTTCTCTCTTTATTGATAATGAAACACATAGGATTTGATGACAATTATATTAATTGGGACTCATGGATTGACAGGCAACCATTCATTAGCAAAAAATAATAAAACAATAATGGTTCTGCTTTCATTTTTGAATCCAGTCTAGCAACGTCTCGCGCGTAATGTCCTCCACTTCATCATTGATGCCGAGTAACCGGCGCTGTGAATACTGCACCTCCGGCCCTCTGCGGCTCACACGGTCACGCAGACCGTAATGATGAACGCGGGCAATTCGCTGTACCCTGCCCTCAAATTCGACACTGGCAGAGTCCGGGCTGGCAGCGGCTTTCAGGTATTTTGCGGTGCGGAGTTTGGCAAACATTTGCCGACGTATGCGGCCAGTTTTCGTGCGCGCCGTTACCCGTCGTGGTTCGTATGCCGTACCGTCCGGGTTGCGCTGCATCCTGATATTTTTCTGCTGGCTGCGGCGCAGCTGCTGCGCCAGCTCCCGCATCATGCGCTTACGTGCGGCAGGCTCCAGCCCCGCCAGCAGCGCCTCTAACCAGGCGTCAACTTCCTGCAGCTCAGCCACGGCGCACCGCCCACATTTCGTCCGGTTCCGGCACCGCTTCGACGCTGGACACGTCACCGTCAGCACTGACGATAACGCGCTCTGTCAGCTGTAGATTCAGGCTGATATCGCAGATATCATTGCGCAAGATATCGACCTCAAACGTAAACAGCTTTTCACGCAGTTCCGGGTTATGGATAGCATCGGGCTGATTCTCCATCAGCCAGGCCAGCACGGGAGCCATCAGTAATCCCTGATCGCCGCTGAAATCCACGATCACCACGTTAAGGGTATAGCGATACTCCCAGGACAACGACGCCGCGCCGGTCGCCACCACCGCTCCGTTATCCACGAATAAATGCAACTTGTCCGGGTTGTCCCGGACATACGCCACGGTTTTATTCAGGGCGAGGCGTAAGGACTGAGGTTTGTTCACTGTTTCGCTCCTGGCAGGAAATTATCGTGTCCACCTTGTCAGCACAGACTGACCAGGCAGCCTCCGCCTCATCCAGCGCCGTCAGTAAATCACCGTTAGTGCGTGCCGCTGACTTTTCCAGGCGGCACTGCGTCACCCTGGGACAACCATTCACGGTAAGCTGCACCTCCGGCGAGGGCCGGACGTTCGCGCATCCTGATAATGTCAGGAGGCAAAGGAGTACCAGCCCAGCGGCGCAAATCCTCGTTTTCACGTTTTAGCTCCTCAATCCGGCGCTGACGGCTTCGCAGCAGCGCGTTTGTACTTTCTGCCGCCGCGTAAAGCCGCGCCTGTTCCCGGTTGTTGGTTTCGGTCAGGATGGACAGGGCGATCAGCTGGCTGTTCGTTTTTGCCAGTTTGTCGCCCGCCGTTTTCAGGTCCCCGCCTTGCTGATCGATGGTACGGCTGGCCTCATTCAGTCGCCATGACTGCCAGCCCAGCGCCGCCAGTACGAGCGCAAGAATTACCGCCAGCGCGCGCGTCATACCGTCACCGGCTGCGCATCAACAACCTGCGCACGCAGAACCTTAAGCGCGACCAGCGTCAGCAGATAAAATGCCAGGGTGACAACGTGGCCCGTAAAGGCGAGAAAAATCACAAGCAGTGAACGCCTGGCCCATCTGATCACATTGTTTCCTGGCGTACTGAAAAAGCGCGTAAGCGCCTGCTTTGCCTCTTCCCGATGAGTGCCGCCCGCATACCACCCGGCCAGGCAAAGCAGCACCGCCACCCAGACCAACAAACAGGCGACCCAGGTCAATGCGGTGACCAGCGCCGAGGCCATGCCGTTGGGGACAAAGAGACTTAAAATCATCAGCGCCGCGTACAGCACCGAAAGCAACCCACTGATAAATTTCTTTTTCATTTCGTTACGCTCCTTTTAAGCACCAGGCCAGCTCCCGCCCCCGGCGGTTATCCAGCCCCTGATTAAATATGCCTTTGACATATACCCAGCGCGGCAGCTGATAGCAGGCATCGCGCCAGCGCTTCTGATTGATAAACTTCACCATGGTTGAGCTGCAGGCATTGCCCGTGCCGACGTTGAACGCCAGCGACACCAGGGCGTCATAAACGTACTGCGGCACGTTCACCAGGACACACCGCGCCAGGGCGGTTTCAACTCGTAATACATTGGTGATGAAGTTCCCCGCCGCCTGTCGCTCTGTGATGGTTTTCCCCGGCACCACGCCCGACGTGTTACCGATGCCGTCGGTCCACACGCCAGCGTCGCACTGGTACGGCTGCAGGCGGCATCCCTCGTAATCGGCTATCAGTTTTAGCCCCTCAACGGAGGTGTGGAGCTGCTGGAAACCGGGCAGCGTGGCGGCGATAGCCAGCACCGCCCCGACAAGGCAGCGCTTAACGATTGAAGGATTCATATTCCCCCTGGGTTATCTTCCCGCCGCGTAGCAGCTGATAGGTTTTGTGTTTGTAGTACCAGTTGATCGCCAGCATCAGCAGACCAATCAGCACACCGCCCACCGTAGAGGCATCTTTAAGCGATAAATCGCCCATCCACGCCAGCAGTACAGCAATGCAGTACGTAATAAAGGCGCTGATCCGTTCAAGCGTCATCATTCAGTCCCATAACTGGACGGTCTGCACCGTGGTAGTGGTCGCAATATCCGGCAGCTCCACCTGCAGCCCGTGAGGTAAAAAAGGGCCATGCTCAGCCAGCCCCGGATTTGCCTGCAGTACCTGCTCTGTGACGCCCTGCGTGCGCCCGTAATGACGCCAGCAAAGCGCATCCACCGTGTCACCCTGGTACGCACGCACTTTCATCAGATCAGCTCCACCGTACAGTGGGGCGCATCCTGCACCCGGCTGATTGCCCAGCGGGCATCACGCCACAGATCGCCGCTGGCCTCCGCCAGCTCATCGCCTCGCTTGACGCCGGATGCCGTGGCGTCGTAGTCCTGGTACCGCTCATTCACCTGCGCACGCGCCCAGCAATACACGGCGTTATGGTAGTGGTGGATGCGCTCGCTTTTGCCGTCCAGCGCTTCCGCCGGTACGTCTGCCAGGGTCTGAAACCCCAACGACTGCTGGCGCTTGCGGAATTCGTACAGCTCCGCGTTGACCTCCGACATAGCAGACCGGATAAGCTGCCCGAGACGCGGCGACGTCACCGTACCATCCGTTCGCATCACGCTGCGAAAATCCGACAAATCCACATCGGGCCAGAATGGGGTGTTTTTGATGACCTCCGCCTGTTCCGGCGCCTGTTCTGGCGCAACAAATCTCATGCGGGTTTTCTCCTGAAAAGGTGGGCGGTGAACGGGATTTTGATAAGGCGCTGCCTGTCGCCATCCCGTGCCGCCCGTGCGCGGGGCACGTTCCGTTAGTGGCTGTTACGCAAATGACGCTCCAGCCGCTCTTTGTCTTTTTTCACACCGCAGCGGGGATCGAGCTGCAGCGCAAACGTGTAGTGGTTCAGGGCTGCGGCGGGGCGGGACTCGCTGATCACGGCGGCGATAGCTTTATGCAGCCGGGCGCGGGACTGGTCCGGCATGTCCAGCGCATCCGTCAGCGAAAGCGCCTGCAGCAGCACGTCAGCAGGGAATTCAGCTTTCATTCGCTGCGCGGCCTCCGCCTGATCTGCCAGCTCCTCAGCAACAACGGTCTGCACGTTGCGGCGGCCCAGCGCCTGCGGCATCACCCAACCATGCTTAAGCGCGTGCGCGGCAATCTGCAGGCCACCGGCAAAATCACCGGCATCGATACGCCAGACCATCAGAAACATCAGCACGTCATCCTGCTGCGCTCCACCGGCTGCCAGAACACCATCCGCCCAGGCGGTATATTTGGGTAACAGCTCCACCTTGATTTGTGCCTTTTTCACTGTGGACTGCACCCCCTTGAGGCGGCGGCGGTCCTCCGCCAGCTGCAGCAGCATCAGGTCATACCCCGACGCATGGCGAACACTGCCGCCCTGACGGGCGGCCTGTTCAGCCTGAACGCGCAGGCGGTGCTGCCGTGCGGGACTCAGGCTCATGCGTTACTCCCCTTCTCCGGCGCTGAAATCGCCAATACTGATGTTTTCCACCAGTGCCACGCAGCGGTAATCCTCCACCACATACGCCTCGTTGACGGATTCGAAGTTTTCGATGCGATCGCGTTTCGGGTTATCAATGACCGAACGGCGGCGGGTATCTTCCTGCCAGTAGATGGACAGGTTATCCAGACGGGTGATCAGCACGGCATTAGCCGGGAATGACGGGGCGCGGACAGCCTGCAGGCCACCCATGCGTTTCTGACTGATAATCAGATCAGCGGCCAGCTTTTCACTGTTTTCCTGCTCCTTATTGACCAGCGGGAAATACTTGTCAGACAGCAGCTCACGACCACAGATCACGACCAGATCAGCATCATCCTGGAAAACCGGGTCAATCAGCTCATTAACGGCATCCATCACCAGTGCATCCAGGTTGGCATATTTACCGCCCTTGCCTACCTTCACCGGGTCTGCGGTGGTAGTGCCATCTTCTGCCGTGGTGCTGCCCATCACGCAATCTGCCGCATCTTCGCGGACTTTCTGCAGCCAGCCTTTATTAACGTCCTGCAGCAGCGGGTTATCGACACGGTTTGAGGTTTTGGCACGCTTCACACCGTTGAACCCGATCATGATGCGGTCCAGCGCCTGGCGCTTGACGATGGCGTTACGGATGCGCACCTGGAAATCCTGGAATTTCGCCCACAGGTCAAGTTTTGCGTAGGTCAGCACTGTATCAAAGTTGGTCTGCTCGCACTTGTACTCAACATCAACCATGACCGTCGGATCGGTTGGTTCGCGTTCCTTCGTGGTCGTGTCAGTCGTCCCGGCAATGGTGCTACCGACGCCCAGACCCAGCAGCTGGCCTGATTGCTCAGTCACCCCAATGATGTTAATCATGGTCAGGAATGCGGCGGACTGCTGGATCTGGTCTTCCAGCGTCTGCTGCACAGACGGCTCCACGGTGAACTTGCTGGACAGCTCCTCAACTTCTACGCCATTCAGGCGCGCCAGCTGCTGCAGGTAGGCGTTAAAGGCAAAACGTGTTTTCTTTTTCATTGGTTCTTATGCTCCATCAGCAATTGGTCAGGGTGCCTGCCGGCGCGTTACCGCCCGGCGCGCGCTGGCGATAATCTTTGCGGCTGTCTTCCTGTTGCAGTTGCTGCTCCAGTTCCGCAAAAGCGGTCTGCTGCTCCTGCAGGGATGTTTCCAGCGCAGCAAGGCGCTTATCCTGCGCGGACAGGGATTGCTCGGTGCGTTCGCTCAGGTTCTGCTGCTCGGTGGCGACCAGCTCAACGGCACGATGCACATCAGAAAAACGCGCATCATCGGTTTGCTCTTTTTTGGTAAACATCGCGGTGACGCGGGCAAAGAGGGAGGTTTTTTCGCCCTGGACCTCTTCCCACTCGATCAGCGTCTCTTCTGCGGCGGTAAAGAGGTTTTCCGGGCTCTGCTTGCGTCCTGCCAGCGGGTTGCTTTTGGCGCTGGCGCTAAACTGCAGCATTTCTGTACCCAGGCTTGCCGGGTCGTCAGTCGCTGCCAGGCCAACCAGGTACGCTTTGCCGGTATCAGCAAAACTGGTATTGACCTCCATGGAGGTGAACAGCTTTTGCAGCTTGCGGGTATACGCCACCAGATCAGCTGACGGGGTGATCCACGCATACAGGGCCATTTTCCCCTTCAGCGGGCCATCCGCAATTTCTTCAGCCTCCAGCTTATCCACGGTCCCGAAACGGCGGAATGGACTGTCCGGGGTGTAGCCCTTGATATGTTCCAGATTAATCAGCGCCGTATAGACCTGCGGGTTATAACTGGCCGCCATCTGCTCCAGCCAGGCGCGCTCAATGGTGCGCCCGTCGGTTGTTGCCCCTTCCACACCAATGCGGAAGCGTTTTGCTTTAACTGCCATTTGAGCGACTCCATCAAATAACTCAGTGAGGCCTTATGGTTGCTGTGATGGAGGGGGCGAAACAACGCGCAGACCTTGTGCGGTAAACCACACAAAAGCCAGCCGGGGAAAGGCTCAGGGCAAGCCCGTATGTTTGTCCCATGGAAACGATGACCCCCGCAGAGCTCGATCCCCGTCGGCAGGCACTACTGCTGTATTTTCAGGGATACCGCATAGCCCGCATTGCAGAAATGCTGGGCGAGAAAGCCGCAACCGTTCACAGCTGGAAAAAACGCGATAAGTGGGGCAGCTATGGTCCGCTTGACCAGATGCAGCTCACCACGGCCGCGCGGTACTGCCAGCTGATCATGAAGGAGCAAAAAGAAGGGAAGGATTTTAAGGAAATTGACCTGCTGGCGCGCCAGTCCGAGCGCCACGCTCGCATCGGAAAATTTAACAACGGCGGCAACGAGGCCGATTTAAACCCGAACGTGGAAAACCGCAACCGCGGCCCCCGCAAACCACCTGAAAAAAACCTGTTCAGCGACAAACAGATCGAAAAGCTGGAAGAGATTTTCCGCGCTGGCATGTTCGAATATCAGCGCCACTGGTGGGAAGCAGGGATAAAGCATCGTATCCGCAACGTGCTGAAGTCCCGCCAAATCGGGGCAACGTATTACTTTGCGCGTGAGGCACTGATCGATGCGCTGGTGACTGGCCGCAACCAAATTTTCCTGTCAGCAAGTAAAGCTCAGGCGCACGTGTTTAAGCAGTACATCATTGAGTTTGCCAAAGAGGTCGATGTAGAGCTTAAAGGCGATCCGATGGTCCTGCCAAACGGTGCCACGCTCTATTTTCTGGGGACCAATGCCCGCACCGCGCAGAGCTACCACGGCAACCTGTACCTTGATGAATATTTCTGGATACCGAAATTCCAGGAGCTGCGAAAAGTCGCCTCGGGTATGGCGCTGCACAAAAAGTGGCGGCAAACCTATTTTTCCACCCCGTCCAGCCTGACACACAGCGCCTATCCCTTCTGGTCTGGCGCGCTGTATAACCGTGGTCGCTCAAAAACGGACCGTGTGGATATCGACCTTACCCACTCGGCGCTGGCGGCTGGCCTGCTTTGTGCTGATGGTCAGTTCCGGCAGATTGTGACGGTGGAAGATGCCGTGCGCGGGGGCTGTAACCTGTTCGACCTCGACCAGCTGCGACTGGAATACAGCCCGGACGAATACCAGAACCTGCTGATGTGTGAATTTATTGACGATCTCGCGTCCGTGTTCCCGCTTTCCGACCTGCAGGCCTGCATGGTGGACAGCTGGGAGGTCTGGGAAGATTTTCATGCACTGGCGCTGCGTCCGTTTGGCTGGGGCGAGGTGTGGATCGGATATGACCCTGCGAAAGGCACCCAGAACGGTGACAGCGCCGGGTGCGTCGTTATCGCCCCACCATCCGTTCCCGGCGGCAAGTTCCGCATACTGGAGCGCCACCAGTGGCGGGGAATGGACTTCCGCGCCCAGGCAGAAGCCATCCGCCAGCTAACACTGCAATACAACGTGACCTATATCGGCATTGACTCCACCGGCGTCGGTCACGGCGTTTATGAGAACGTCAAAGGCTTTTTCCCTGCCGTCCGGGAGTTTGTCTATAACCCCAACGTCAAAAACGCCCTGGTGCTCAAGGCATACGACATCATCAGCCACCGCCGCATTGAGTTTGACGCCGGTCATACCGACATCGCGCAGTCATTCATGGCTATCCGCCGGGCCACCACCGCCAGCGGCAACCGTCCAACCTATGAAGCCAGCCGCAGCGAAGAAGCCAGCCACGCAGATCTGGCCTGGGCAACGATGCACGCACTATTTAATGAACCGCTGCAGGGCGAAGCCGCCAATACCAGCAACATTGTGGAGATTTTTTGATGACTGAGAATACCGCACAGGATGCGATGCCACCTGACGTACAACCCAATGATGCAGCGACTACCCAGGCGTTCAGCTTTGGCGATCCCATTCCGGTTCTAGACCGCCGCGAACTTCTGGACTACGTAGAATGTGTGCAAATGGACCGCTGGTATGAGCCGCCGGTGAGCTTTGACGGGCTGGCGCGGACCTATCGCGCCGCTGTACATCACAGCTCACCGATTGCCGTTAAGCGTGACATTCTCAGCAGTACCTACATCCCGCACCGCCTGCTTAGCCAGCAGGCTTTTACCCGTTTTGTGCAGGATTACCTGGTATTTGGTAATGCCTATCTGGAAAAGCGCACTAACCGGCTCGGTGGCGTACTGTCACTGGAGCCGACCCTGGCGAAATACACGCGGCGCGGAGTTCACCTCGACACCTACTGGTTCTTGCAATACGGCATGACCACCCAGCCCTATGAATTTACGCCGGGAAGCATTTTTCATCTGCTGGAGCCAGACATTAACCAGGAAATTTACGGGCTGCCCGGCTATCTTTCGGCCATCCCGTCAACCCTGCTCAACGAATCCGCAACCCTGTTCCGCCGGAAGTATTATCTCAACGGCAGCCACGCAGGATTTATCATGTACATGACCGACGCGGCGCAGAACCAGGAGGACGTGAACAACATCCGCCATGCGATGAAAAGC